TCCAAATCACTCAATGAATCATCATCAAATGAGTTTACATAGATGCCGTTTTTAAACCTGTCATTTCCATTTGCATCTAATATTTGTTGGTCTTTTGCTTGCATTTCCAAAAGAGATAATGCAAGGTAATATTCTAAACGGTTAATTCTCTGTTCAATTTGACCGATATCTTGCATTGTATATCGTCTGTTCTGTCCCTTTAAGTTATGTCTAACTTGTGACTCTGGGGCATCAAATCTGTTTGCAACATCTTGTGGAATAGATGGGAAAGGAGCAACAAAAATTTCTGCTATTTGCATAGAGTCCGCTTCATCAACTGGAGCTTTAGCTGGTATTTTTGAAATACCTTCTACAATTTGTATTGTACCAGCCCTATCAATAACAACATTGTCAACTCTAGGTAAGTAATATTCTACATCCGTAGTGAAACTAGTATTTGGGGTTGGAAATTGGATACCATTGGAAGGCAAATCAAATTCTTCTGTTCTATATGGATTGTTTGTTGCTGTTGCCAGTGTTGTAGCAGAAACAGCTGTATTCTTCACCATTGGTCTAAAGTCAATGGCATCCTTTAATAAGAAAGTACCCAGTTGTGGCGATGTGTAATTTGGAATTTCAAATGTGTATATACCAGTAGCACCTGTATCATCTACTGGATAAGAATCTTTTGCAAAATAAGTTCCGTTTGAACCACCATAGTTAGCAACAAAGTGACTTAATTTAATAGTCATATAAGCTGCATTGGTACTTACACTAGCTCCAGTTTTCTTTATGAGTTTCGCGTGTCCATAGAAATTATCTCTTTGACCATTATCTAAAATAAACATATCTTTGTAGTTTACTTTGCCATCGGAATCATCTAGGTATGCATTTGATGATGATGGTTGAATGTATATTGCTTCAATTTCTTTAACATCCGTGATACCAAGATTCCATGGCCCGGCAGAACCACCAGCATTATCATTGGTGTCGATAGTCACATATCTACCAATATTATAAGCTTTTGGTACTGGTACAGCGTCTACTACTTTTACTTCTACTTGTAAATAAGCATCGTATCCAGCACTAGGAGCTCCCATATCAAATGACATACTTTGTCCATTAGCGACAGCAGTTATTTGACTAGGTGAGAGGCGGATAACTCTACCTTCAGAACCAGATACAGTAGTTCCATCACCAAAATCTGTGATGCCACTAGTTTTACAAACCATGTAGAATCTATTATCTAATATAGTTTGCGTGAGTCCAGCGTTAGCATATGGAAATATAACTTCAGACCCAAGTGAAGAAGTACTAAGACTAAATGTACCATTAGCGGCAACACTTACATTGAATTCTTCGGTATAATAATATTGAGTATCGTATGAACCACCACCAGCAGCTGCAAGGGTTTTAGTGAAGTTCCACGGTGTATTATACACCATTTTGTTATATGTTGCACCATGTAGTACAGCAGAATCTTTTGTTCCATTTCCATTAAGGTCTTCTAATATAATATCAGCGAATCCACTATCAGTGGAGTTTGGAAATTGAATAGTTCTAGCGTCAGATAATGTACCATTGTTTATTCTTACATCATATACAAAAATTCTGTATTGAGTAGCAGCAGCGCCTGGGTTTCCAGATGCCCTTTTCATAGCACGAACTCTACATGTACCAATTTTTGTACCTAAGGCGGCATGTCCACCAAATGTTCCGTCTGTGACTGCCCCAGCACCTGTTTGTGAACCAAAAGAACCATAGTAACCAATATTACATAAAGCGCCATTCTCTATATCAAATGTACCACAAACTTCTTTAACATTGAAGTAGTTACCATATCCCAATGTAACATCTCTTGCTTCCTTTATTTCCGTAGATGTTCCTTTTCTGATTTTAAGAGCAGTGTTTTTGTAAAATTCTCTACGAAACCCATTTACATATGCTACGCCAGGCGATACGGTTACTGATAGTTTAGTTGAATCTCCAGCATCATCATCTGTTGTAAAGTTTGTTCCTTGATTGTCGAACCTATATGAAGCACCTCTATATCCAAATTTAACAGTACCACTAAGAACATCTCCACTAGTATGTGTTGGTGGAGAACTAAAAGCAGAGGTTCCAGATAAAACTACTTCATATAGTTTATTGTTATGATTTACATATTGGCCTTGAGCGTAATTAACATTTGCGGATGTGTCGAATGAAACACCCTTTACTGTTTTTAAATGTTCTTGTATATCAAGAGTAAACGGTTCTACAACATAATCACCGTCACTTTCTCTTTTTTCAGCAGCAAATTGTTTACCCAATTCTGCAAGTTCGTTTAAGTCTCCGTCATATCTCTTTTCTATTTGACCTTTATTAACTTTATATATTGCAGTAAATCCAGCAGGGAATTCAAAATATTTAAATACAACACTACCATCCGTTGAATTTCCTGTTGTATGTACTGGGCCATCTCCACTGGCAGATGTTGTTCCGGCAGTAGTTACTTCATAAATGTTATCACCATTTGATACAAACTCACCCAATTCATATGTTGTATTGAGCGCGTGATTTTTACCAAACGGTACTTTAGTAATACTTGTGTCTACTTTTGTTCTGTCGGCGCCTGGCGCATTGTAATTGTAAGCGCCTGTTGCTGGGTCTAAAAGACTTGTATCATCATCTGAATTAACTATTGTTTCATTTATTTTAACACCAACGAAATAATTAACATTTGGATTAAAATCGTCTAGTCTAATTTTTTGGGCATCGTGAGATACAAATTTACCCTGTGCATAAATTATACCTTCTTCTAGTACAAAGTCAATAGCGTACCCATAGAAGTTTTTTGTAAAACTGTTTATATCTGTGTTGTTATCTACAACAAATGTGTCACCATTTCTACCAGAGTCATCACTAGTAACTGTTAAAGTTTCACCAGCATCAAACCTAACACTTGAAGCAACTGTTCCAGCATTCTTTTCATTACCCTTGGTATACTTTAAGTAAAAAGTTTTCTTTTCAACCGCATCTGTATCCGTACCAGTTTTTACTGATTCAATTACTGCTTGTATCCCTGTTGTACCACCTGTTAAAGTGTCACCAACATAATTTACAAGAGTATCATTTGATATGGCTGTAGAAGTAGCATCTAAATCATTGACTTTAATATAAGGAATAAGGACAGGATATCCAGCACCACCTCTTACAGTAGCACCATCTTTAAATACAAAATCACCAAACTCTTTAAGAGTATTTAAAAAGTAATCTTGAAGTTGTGTTAGTTCCCTTGCTTGTACAGCAACACCAGGCTTAAAGACTACGCGATTAAATTTCTTAGCCGCGGTAAAGTCATTATAATATGGTGTTACATTTAAATCAATCGCCATCTTTTATCCCTTTTAGAAAGTAAATATTATTTTTACTGTCTCTACTTGACCCTCTTCCCTAGTAATGGGTTTCCTATTATCAAAGTAGACTACATCACCAGAATTATTATTTATTTCTGGGTTTGTAAGACTATTTATAGGTAAAGAAGAGAGACCTTTTGTTAAATTTGTAATTGTGTCTGAAGAACCTATACCAGCAGTATTTTCCTGTAGATAAACACTATCGTCTGTCCCATTTCCTGTCGTATCTCTTAATTGCGCTACGGTAAAATTACCTCCAGTTGTTGTTTCTACTATATCATCAGCACCATAATTATTTGGGTCACTTATTCCGATAACAAAATGAGGAGAACCAGTTGCATCATCGAATAAAGCACTTAACCCATATTTAGTAATGTTTTTCATCAACCCCACTTGTCTGTAATCATTACCAGTAATTAAATCTCTTGAATCATTATCAAACGAAACTGTTACACCCACTCTTTTACAAAACAATTCTTTTTGTGGATGAGCGCCATGTCCATCAATCGGTGATATAATAATTCTAAAAGCAGCGTTAACACCAGAACCAGATGCCTGTGTTAATGTTATGGATGCATTTGTATAACCTTGGCCTGGATTTGTAATAGTAACTCCTGTGACATTACCATTTGTATTTACCACAGCAGCTGCAGTTGCACCCGAACCATCTCCAGTAATTTTAAGTGTTACATCACCAGCAGTAAAGTCTGTTCCTTGATTGGTTACCAATATATTATCTATAGTACCTTTAACAGCAGTACCCTCTACATTTGTTTGTAGAGAAGCGGTGTCTGTACTACCAAGAACAGCATCTGCTTTTGCGTTAGCACCTCCGCCACCAGTTATTACTATATCTGCAAATGTGTATCCAGTACCAGCAGTAGTAACGGTTATTGCCGTTACAGCACCACCAGAAATAGTAGCAACAGCAGTAGCACCAGTTCCGTCACCATTTATCGTAACATTAGGAACAGATGTATATCCACTTCCAGCTGCACTAACTGTAATACTATCAATCTCACCATTTACATCAAACGATGGTTGACCAGCACCAGAAACCTTTCTTACTGGCATATAGGCGGTAGATAAGAACTTAGTCCTATCAGAAGCACCTATTTGAAATAAGAACTTCCACTTATAACTGTCAGCGGTTGTAAATATTTCAGTACCAGTACTAGTCGGTTTCGTAGTACTTTGTCCGTTGTTATTATTATCAATACACTTATAGACATTAAAATTGTCTGTCAGTACATAGAAATTTGAAGTCTGTAATGAAATAGCACCAGAATTCGCTTTATTAGTTGATGTATACGCATCATCATATCTATCGTAAACCGTACCACTTACCCAATCAATCCTACGAGCTAACATAGCCGAATCAGCAGACTGTACTCTTTTCACAAAAAGTATCTTATCTCTGAAATTCTGCACATCGACACGATTATCTATCGATGTATCAGGCGCGGTCTCATCCGTCCATGTTTCAGTACGCGAGGCGGCAAGATAAAATTTATCATTGCCGTTATAGATGTCTCTATAGAAAGACCTCGCCTGATGAAACCTCGCCTGT